ATATTTTTCATTTAAAAGATGTCTATAAATTGCTACTCTCTCGCTTTTGTTAGGGACATAGTTGTTTGACTCTTTAAGTGCCTCATATTTTTCTTTAGCTCTTTGGATAATTACTTCAGGTATGTATCTACTATCTATCTGTTTTTCTTTACCATCATAAATTATGGTAAATTGATTCTTGTACTTATAGTATGGCATTATGACTCCAGAATTAATGCCATAATTTCGATATAAGAAAGCTTCATAAGCAACATTACAACTTGGGCAATTTTTTATGCCTCTTTCTTTTATATATGTATCCCCACTTACTATAGATATCAGATTTAATGCCAATTTAGAGGCATCTAAATCCTGGGCCCATTCCTGGTATATACGATTAAGTTTTTCACTTTTAGTGGTGAATTCTGAATTTAATTTCATCCTCTCATTTATTTTACCATTTAAAACCGTACTTATATGATTACAGACATCTTTAATTGGTATGCCATGATTGAGTGGAGCAAATACCATGCTTGGGAATTCTAACCCATCGAACCAAGCTTTTTCTCCTTCATACACCAGTTGTTCAAATTCATTTTGGGATATACCCAATTGCTGGAATTTTTTATAGTACTTGATACTAATAAAAGTATCTCTAATATACTTGAAAAAATGTCGCACTAATTTAACACCGCATTTTGGACATTGAAATGTGTCCAATGAACATGGTACAGAATCTCTTAAATCGTCACTAATATAACAATATTTCAGGATAACACCTATATTGTTCATGAAATTATTTCCTTTGAACCCAAAAACTTTAAAAAGAGCTGATGATATATCAGATTTAGCATTAGTATTAGCTCCACCAAGAGCATCATCGCCGGATACGCTTTCTTCCTGGTCTATATTCCTCATTGCAAATTTAATTAATAGTATCATAAGGAAAGTGTTCATACTTGTAGTATAAACTGAACCTGATCCTAACTTGTCCCCAATGTCTAACGTGCAATAATTGACTATCTTTTTATTAATGCAGAATTCATACATAATTTTAGATTTGTGTTTACAAAATTCCTGATAAAAAATTTCAGGTAAGACAACGTTACCAAATCTAAGCCCAAAATTTTTCATTAATTCTT